TGGGTAAAGATGTTTTTCGGATTTTTCACAACATCGTAGCTTTAGAAATCAAGCTTTCGCTATTGCCACTCGATCGGAAAAATCAGCAACTGCCCAAGTGAATAAAAAAATCTCCCCCCACCTTGAAAAATAAGGTGGGACTACCGGCGGTCGGGATCGAACCGACACATCGTAAGATACGCGATTTTGAGTCGCGTTGGGTGCGTTGTTTTGCAGTTACTTAAAACCTTTTGTGCCAGCCTGTGCCAAGTTATGCCGAAACAGGGCGGATGCGGATGAAATTTCGGGCGATGGATTTCTGCCGTACCTTTCGCCAAACCCCGTCTCCCGATTCCGAGTCTCGCTCACCTCGCCCGTTGGTGTTCCCCTCGATGGTGACGATCTGGTGGCCGGAATCGCTTTCGACGATGCCGACATGCGAGAAATCAAAGACCACGATGTCGCCCGGCTTGGCCCACTCGCGGTCGTGAAGGATGATGGTGGTCTTCGGGCGGGCTTTGGCCCAGTCGAGCATGCCGTAGGCAAGAGCGGTCTTTGGTCGCCACTCTTCGGGCGTGGATGATTGGAGGTTGAGCCACTCGCGCACGCCGGGCTTGTCGAGCCACTGAGTCACGCACCAGTCAACGAATGCCGCGCACCATGGCCAATCGGCGGGCTTGAGGTTGGTCGCTTTTTGAAAGTTGCGGATCGCTGCGCCGTTGTTGTTGCCGCCTTGCTCGCGGACTCCGACTTGCGATGCGGCGATTTCTGCGAGGAGTTGGTTCATTTGTCTTTGAGGAGTTTTGCTTCGCCGAATTTCTGCCACGCGAATGCGAGATTTACGTCTCCGGGTCGGTCTGGTTGAGTCACTGGAAGGTATTTGACTCCGAGCGAAAATTGCAGACTGCCCATCTCGCCCACACGCTCACCGAATGGCGGGACTGGAACGCTGACGCAGGAAGTGAGAAACGCCATGCCTAGACAAGCGAAGGCGAAGACCACCATCCAGAAGGCAAGCGTTTTTGCGGTCACTTTTTGCGTAGCACGTTTATAACCCCGACAAGCGAGAGACCCGCCGCGATTATTTGGTTCTGGAACTCTGGAGACCATTGGCAACCCAATGCCGTGCAGATTAAAATTACCCCCCTCCACGTCGAGTTCTCCGAGAGACGATCCAATATGTAGAATAGTGCTATCATGGTTATGGTATCAGTCAAAACAGACAAGCTGTCAATCTTCGGTTTTGGCGTTTTCGTAGAGTCCCATGACAGGCTTGACCATGTTGAGTAGGACGGCAGGCGCGGCCATTGCTGGCGATAGCGCCATCGAGCGGAAGATGTTGTTCCACTCTTTGAACATAGCGTCTGGGTCGTCGAGGTCGAAGGCGTCTTCTAGATTGTTCCCCGCCCGCACCCCCTGCTCCATGGCAGAGAGTAATGGATTTTGCGTGGTGCTGTTGAAAGTTTTCTGCCCTGTCAGTTTTGAAATGGCAAGCTCACCGAGAGTGCCTGCGAAGAAGTACCCTTGGAGCGGGGCGAGCAGAATGGCCTTGGCAAATCCGCCGAGGTTCCAGATTTCCTCATCGTCGTCATCCGATAAACCATCACGGAAGGCGCTGGAGACGACATGGGAAAGCACGGCCATGGTTTCGATGGCAAGGATTCGGCGGATATGTGTTCCCTTGTCACCACTCCCTGTAGCCAGTCCGCGAGCGGCATCGGCGAGGACGGCGGTTTTTAATCGTGCATCAGACATGAACAGGAAAAACATTTTGGCCATCACATTGCCGTTGTTTTCGACGATGCTTTTCTGACCGAAACTGACCGGCTGCGCGAATTGGTAGATGGCTTTACTGGCGGCATCGAGAGCAGTCTGTTTGGCGAGTTGTTCCGGCATTCCCGCTTTTAGCGCATCGATGAGGTTGGCTCGGTACACGATGGCAGAGGAAATCGATGTCGCGGCTGAATCCATCCAGTTGATTGGAGTCATCGATGCCTCGGCAATCTTCGCCGCGAAATTCGGTTTTCCAGCGTAGCGAGAAAAGAGGAATTTTGCCTCGGCAGTCGCTCCACCTTGGAGTCGGTTTTGGATAGCCTCCGATTCCCAGACGGTTTGGATGTCTTCTACGATTGTCGATGGGTTGGATAGCGCAGAAACAATCTGACTCATGTCGAGAGCGAGGCCGAACCGAATGCTGTTGTCCAACTGCATAGCCAGCGTCTTGAGGTTGAATCCCAGCGAGGAAACCGCTTTGCCGGACAGGACCGTGCCGAGGATGGTGTTCATCCATGTGGATTCGCGGGCCTTGTTGCCGCCTCGTTGTTCCATTTGGTCGGCCCAAAGTTCGGCATCCTTTAGCACACTTTCTCCGTGGGTTTGTTTAATGGATTCGCGAACCTCCGGGTTGGAAAGGATGGCGCGGAATTCGCGAGCGAGTTCGGCGAAGTGGACCCAGTGCGCCTGCTGCGCGATGTGTCCCTGCATGACGGTGAGCGCATCCTCTGGGGCGATCTTAGCCGAGTGGGTGACACGCGATTTGGCAAAGCCTGGAGTCGTGCCGGTGGCAGACGGTGACCCATCGATGCCGATATCCTTTGAGTCCTTGGCATTGATGAAGCGTGTTGGCGCGTAGTTTTTCACCTGTGGCATGTTCATGCCGAACATCCGCGAGTAGACCGGGTTCACGATGCCTGCGCCTTTGCCGTAGAGTTCCTTGGCGTAGGCCATGACCTCGCGGGAGACGGGATCGTTGACGAGCGCCTTGAGGTCGGCTGCACTATCATCGGTCCACCCTTCTTTTCTCATCTTGATTTGGACATCGGGTTGGTTCCACGAAAGCAAATACTGGATTGCCTTCCCACGGGACATGGTGAGCTTTTCATCCTTCCCTCGAAAAACCACTCGCTTGATGGTGACATATTCCTTTTGCGTGTCGGCGGGAAGTGCGGCGAGTTCGTTTCGGAGCGTCTCGATATCGGCATCGGTGAGCTTGCTGCGGTCTGCCTCGCCAGTGACAATTTTTTGGGCGAGGTCGATGGCGATGCGCTCGTCCTTGACTTTGCGACCTTCAAGGTAGGAGACGGCATTTTTCTGATCGGAATTGAGCCAGAGCATGGCATCGCCTGCGGACATGTTCGCAATCTTTGCTCCTGCCCGGACGGCATCGATGATGCCCTTGCCATCGCGGATTTCTGCTGACTGCGCGGCCATGTCGGCCTTGCGAAGGCGCTCGGAGAAATTGGATGCGATCTCTTGTGGTAGAAAGGCGCTGACGAACTGCTCAAAACTGCCGTGATCGAGCAGGTAGTTGTTCGCCGTTTCCCCGATCCGCTGCATCAGTCCCTTGTCGGCAAAGCGTTTTTTTGCTGTGCCTTTTCCGAGCCATTCGATGGTCGCTGCGTTACGCGCACGCTGTTCATCGATGCGGGCCTGCTCTTTTATGCGCCACGATTCGCGGCCCATTTGGAATTGTCCCTTGAGCCAGTCGAGTCCTTGCGCGAGCG